TGCATTGGCCGTCGGGGTCGCCGTCATCCAGGAATTGCCATAGCGCACCAGTTCCGACTTGGGCGGCAGGCCCGCAGCGACGGACAGGTCGCCGCGCGTATTCATCACGGCGCGGAACTCGCCGTCCTGGTAGTTCGGGCGGCCCAGCGATTGGACGAAGGCGGCAAGAGAAGAAAGCATCGGTCACACCTTTCAGGAATCGTAAAGTAGGGCCGAGATTTTTCTCAGCTCTTGAAGTTGCTGTTCGCCCAGCGACACCAAGGCCGCGAGCAGGTCATTGTCGTTAGACGTGCCAGCCGTTTGCCACGCGCTGCCGTCGAACATGTACCGATTACCCGTGTTCAGTTCCACGAACTCCGCGCCAGCGTCGGCGCCGGTGCCAGTCGGCTTCGCGTCGGCCGAGTAGCCGACGTATCGCTTGGTGGAACCGGCCGCGGAAATCAAGGTCACAGGCATGGCTGGTCTCTGTTGGACCGAAAACAAAACGCACGGCCGCCGTCAGCCGATCTCACGTATCGACCACGGGCTCCAGAAGGCCGTTTTTATTGACGACGTGCCCGGCGTAGTTCTGGGCGCCGTAGCAGCTCGCCAGGGCGATGCTGCCGGCAATCGCCGTTTTGAGACTGGCGACCTCGTTGTAAGCCACGAACCCGGTCGTGCTGGTCACCAGGTTGATTGGAATCGTGCTGGTGCCGCCTAGCTGAATGAAGATGTTGTTTTCGATCAGGATGTTCACCGGAGCCGAGGTGTCGGTTTCCAGAATCGAGGACGACGCGCTGTTCGTCGTGGTGATGAAAATCCAGTTGTTGAGGACTTTCAGGCGATGGCAACCCTGCCCCTGAATCCACAGCGAGTTGCTGGCCGAGGCCGTGCTCTGGTGGTGCCGGCAGTTCTGGATGACGCAATCCGTGCCCGTCACTAGCGCGAATTGAATGAATTGCTGGGCGGCGTGCTCGACCACGTCCACGCGGTCGAGGGTGACGTTGGCCCCGCTGATGGCGATGGCGCTCACTACCTCGTCGATGCCGGCGTCCAGCCAGACGTTGGCCAGGATGATGTTCGCGGACGACAGGACGATTTGGGCAGCGGTGCCGGTGAAGCTGATTTTCGGCCGGTTGGTGCCGACGCCCATGCCGATGATCGTGACGCCGGCAAGCGGCGTGATCGTGGCGGTCGTCGCCAGGGTCTCGACGTGGCCAGGCATCACATAGATGCGGTCGCCGTTGTTCGCCAGCGCCCCGGTCTCGGCGGCGTATTTTAGGGTCTTGAACGGCGCGTCCGGGCTGAAGCCGAACCCCGCAGAGTCGGTGCCCGTCACGCTGTTGACGAACAGGACATTGCCTGTCGTGGCGTCCGTCGGGATGCCGACGCCGGGCGAGCCGTAACCGGGCTCGCTGTAGAAGCCAATCAGGGCGGCCTGCTGGTAGGCGCCGGCCGAACTCGGAAACCTGGTTTTGCCTGCCATCGTAATTCAACTCCGCTTTGGAGGTTTGTGGTTCACTTTCGAGAATCGGCAACGGCCCAGAACGTCTCGGCCTGGTCGAACGCTTGGCCGGCCAGGTGGTCGGCCGTCTTGCCCAAATTGTGCTGGACGGTCGCCATCCGAACGAACAGGTCGCGGGCTAGCGCGGCGATCCGTTCCGATGTCGCCGGCTGGAATGACCGCTGCTCTGGCTTCTTTTGCTGCGGCTGCGGCCGGGTGGCCATCGCCGGACTGACTTCGTTCATGCGTCGCACCTCGAAGCGTCAAGGGCGGGCGGCCCTGACACATAGGAATTACATCGTCGCAGGGGTCAGGTTCAGCGCGGGGCGGCGAGCTAGGGCCCGCACGATCGCCACGGAACATTCGTCCGACGAGTTTGCCACGGTGATTTTGGCCGTGACGTAGCGGAAATTGAAGCCGAGGGACACGCTGATTTCCTTGATCTGCTCGGCCGTGCATTCGACGAACCCGCCGTTTTCGACGAGCGTACCGGACAGCGTGCCGCTGGCAACAATGACCGTGGCGTTGGTCGCTGCGGTGTCGTCGGCGGCCCAGATTTCCAGGTGGGTGATGCCGTTGCCGGTGAGCGTGCTGTTGGCGGCCGAGATGCCGACGGCTTCGTAGTCGCGCATGTCGAGCCAGTGAAACGTGGTCCCGCCGTCGGGGGTCAGGTAGGCCGCGCTGGCGGTGTCGGGGTCGTGGAAGTAGGCCGTCGCCACCATCCGCGAACCGATCTTTTGGCTGGTTACTGCAGAAGCCATCGGTATTTTCTCCCAAAAGGGGAAGCTGATTCGGATTCAAACCGTCGCGCCACGCGGCGCGGGTTACGCTCGCGTGTCGGTCACGACGAAGGGGCTCAGGGTCTTGCTCGAATTCACCGGGGTTAGCGGCGTCTTCCACCAACCCCTGCCGTCATTTCTCAACCAGAATTTCAGGGCGCGTTCGTGCGAAGTGAAGCGAACGTGAACGCTTTCCATGGATTCCAGGGGCTGATAGAGCCCTTCGAGGTACTCCATGCCGTTGAAGAGGATGAGGTCGCCTTGCGTGCCGAGCGTCGAGGCGTACTCGCTGAAGAGCAGCGGGCGGCCCAGAAGAACGTCGGGCACGTCTTCGCGGAAGCTGGGCACCCACACCATGCCGGTGCCGGCCACGCCAACCGACTGATTCAAAACGCCGAGCTGCGGGATGCAATCGTGATTGCTAACCCAAATCGCGGTTTGGTATCCCCAGCAGCGCGCCCGCATGTTCAGGACGTTTTGCAGGACCAGGGTTGCCGCCGCCTGGCCGGCTTCCTTGGCGATGGACACCAGGGCGGGAGATTTCAGGATTCCCTCGAACTCGCCGACGCCGTTGCCGTTGATGCGCTCCTGGATCAGCTTGTAGGTGAACTGGTCGTTGAACCCGGCTTCCAGGATGGCGATGAACGATTGCGGCGAATCGGTCAGCATTTCCTCGGTGGCGTAGGCCAGGCCGAACAGGCTCTGGGCCTGCATGACGACCTGCTCCATCGTCATCACGGAGCTGGTGCCCGCCACGGTTTCCGGGCGCCGAGTGACGGTCAAGCCGCCGCTGACGCTGCTGGTGTGATTCTTGTCGGTCCGGGCCGGGATGCGGAGAGTCGGGGAGCCCATCGGGATGCGCCGGACATAGGGCGCCATCGGATCCGCTTCGGGATCGACTTTGAGGAAATCGGGAGAGAACGCCTCGGGCACCATGAACCCGCCGTAGGGGTCCGAAATTCCTCTTTGCTCGTCGCTGCCGACGGTGGCTTGCAGCGGCACGAGGCGCTTGTCCAGGCGGCGCCCGGAGCCGGCGTCGATGACGCCTTGAAGGAACTCGCGGGGGGTGGAAAATCCGCGTCGCTTGACGGCGGCCGGGTCGATGGCGGTTGCCGCGACGGTGGGGGCCGCGCTGGCGCCGGTGGTCTGGGGGGAAGCGTCGGTTCGACGGCCATCGTGAGCGTGAGCGGCGGCGTGAACACGGCTGAAAGTGTCGGCTTCGGCGGAAACCTGCTCCCGCTCTTCCAGGCGGGCAAGCCGCTCTTTTTCACGGCCGATGGCGAGCAGGCACTTGGCCCGGTCCTTGTGAACCTTGGCAAGAGCCTCTTTGTCTTTTTCGTCCGGCTCGCCTTCCTCGTCGGCCAGCATGGCGTCGATGGTTTCATCGAGGTCGCTGAGGCGCTTGATCAACTCTTTCAACTTGTCCACGCGGGTTTCTCCCCTAAGGGCCGGTGGACTTCGGAGCGCAAAGCACAACGCCGTTGCGGACCATTGCCACCGACAAGAAAATTTCTTGTCCGGTGCAACCAGTCCGCAACGGCGTCCAGGGTGCTACCAAATCCGGCCTTGAGAAAAGCGGTCCGCAACGGCGTGCCGCGCCAGCCCCGGCCGGGGTGTGTTTGTGTTGTCAGGAGGAAGATACCACGGCGGGCCTAGTCGATGTCAAATTGCGCCGCACGTTTTTTGGAGAAGCGTGATGCCGATGTTTCCCCGAAGGCGCAACGGGCGTCGTCAGCGCCTCATGGATAGACCACCCCAACTTGCTGATTCGGTGCCAAATAACTTCACGGTGAATTCCCGTTTCTTTTGCCCATTCGGTGACGACCACTACCTTCCAAGCCACAGGGATAGGCATGACAAGGCGATAGCCATCATGCTGAGAATTAGGCCGATGAAGGACCGTATGGCCCAGCGCCGCGCCCTTGCCGCCGACTCAGCAGATCGCGCGGAAGCATCGGCGGACCTCTCGGAAGCATCGGCGGACCGCTTTGCGACTTCTGCCGTGGTCAAAATCGCCTGCGACCATTTGAATCGGTTGACCGTGCCGCATCTTCCGCACTTGACGATTAGCGACGTTCTCCGCTGCGCGTCGGTTAGCGGAATCGTCGCGTAGCATTTCCAGCAGACGGCCATAGGTTACCGCTCCTGCCCCGCCCCGATGAACCTTTCGACGCTCGCGTGGAACTCTCGCTCCATTCCCGCCGCCAACGAAATCTCCCAGGGCGGACGGTAGCGCGCCAGGGTCAAGGGTAGGTGCCAGCGCAGGTATTCGGCAAAGGCGTCCGTCAAATAAACTCCCGCCCACGCTTCGGCTTCTCGGCCGGAGGATCGACGGGCGACTTCGGCGGAAACCCGAATTGCCTGCCCATCGCGGCGTTCAATTCTTCGTCCGTTTGCGAACCGCGCAAGGTTTCGTTGCCGATCATGTAGCCGCCCGTATCATCGAAATTCGTCGTCAGAAGCGGCGGGGAGGCGGCAGTCAGCCCCATCGCCTCGGCCCAAACTTTCGGGATCATGTTGCTGTTACCCAACAACGTTGAGGCTTCGCGGGCATTAAGGCCGGCCCGCAGCAGATGGTCAACGAGCTTGCAACGGGCATGGTCTTCGGCGGAGGAGCAACGACGCTCGTCGTCGCCCAGGCTTATCGCTCGAAACGTTGTGGTGATGTACGGTATTTCGCAATCCTCGGGAACCTCTGCCCACTCCGAACTGGCCAGCAAAAACGTGACGCTTCTCAGCGTTTGGCTCTCCCGCATCGCCACAACTTCCACGTCGGCGGGCAGCGCATCTTTTGTTGGCTGGAAGTATCGCGGAGCGCCGGCGGTGAATCCTTGCTTGAAGATGTCTGCCATCAACTCGGCCGACATCCTGAGTAATCGCTGGCCTTTGGATTTAGCCGCCTGCTCTGGCGGCAAGCAGATGTCGCACGAGGACCGATCCTGTCGGCAGACAAAACAAACTTCCTTCATTACCTGGCCTCCCAGTGAAGCATCTTCGCCCGCTCCTTTTCCTTCTCCCACTCCCATCGTGCCCGCTCTTGCGCCCGCTTGCTTCCGCCCCCCTGCATCATGCGATCATACGCCGACGCGGGGACCGGCTGGCCGCCCAGTGAGGCCAGCAAGGCGTCCAGGCTCATCACGCCGTCGATCAGGCCAGCGGCCTTTGCCGCGTCCGCCATCAGTACGCGACCTTCGCCGAACCCGCCGGCCACGGCCTTGGCGGTCGTTCCACGGCCACGCGCCACGGCCTGCACGAACTTCGTGTAGGTCTCATCGACCACAAACTGAATGTACGCTTTAGCCTCGTCGGTCAGCGGCTGCGAATCATTTCCCTCGATTTTGTACTTACCAGCCGAGATAATCGTCACCGCAACCCCGGCCGCCTCGTCGGCCTTGGAGAATTCGACGTGCGCGGCATAAACGCCGATACTCCCAACGTCGCCGCTGGGCGTGCAGTAGACCTTGGAGCATTGCGAGCCGAGCCAATATGCCGCGCTCGCCATCAAGCTATTACTGATCGAGTAAATAGGCTTGACGGCCTTCAAGGCAAAAATCTTATCAGAAAGCTCGCTGGTTCCGTACGTCACCCCGCCAGGCGAATCCACGTCCAGAACGACCGCCTCGACATCAGCGCTTGCCGCCAGCGCGTCCAGGCATTCGCCGACCTGCTCCGTCGAGCACCCGCCGAAGAACCAGCCGTAATCGCTGCAGCGCTGCTCGATGATTCCGCGCACGGGCACCACGGCCACCTTGCCCTTGGCCTCGCGCGCCTGGCCGATGACGGCCGCCAGCACAGCGGCCTGCTGGGCGCGCCGTTGTTCTAGTTGCTCGGCCGTCGGTCGCTGGCCGCCACGGGTGAAGCTGCGCGGCATTCCTTCGAGGAAGGCCCGGTCCATTGCCCAGAGGGCTTGCTGGTCGGCACGCATGGCAGTTATCCCTTCTCTGCCGGGGTCGGCAGTTTCTTTCCACACCACGGGCAAAACGCGACGACGACGTAGGTTTCCCCATCAGCTCCGGGCGCCCAATTCACGACGAGCTGCCAGCCGGCTTCGTCGTTGTAATCCTGGCCTTTTTCAAGCCATTTTATCCAGTGGGTGGCGTCTACGCAGCAGAAACTCATGCTACCTCACCTGTGCGACCCGCTCAAGTCCGAAAACGTCTTCGGCCAGGCCGAGCAACACCAGTTCGTCGGCCTCGTCTGTCAGCCCCAGCAGCATCGCCTCTTCTTCGGCCTGCCGCCGGAACGCGCCGGCGTCCTATTGATTGCCGTTGGTCATCGTGAAGGTAGCCGCAAGAAAGGCGCTTGTATTAGTGAGTGCCACTCTCGGCCTGTAGAGTTAGTGGCGCGGGCTCCGACTCAATGGGCAGCACGGCGTCCACCACTTGCCTCGTCCGCTCGGCCGCCCAGCCATCGAGCCGTGCCGCGAATTGCGGTTTCGTGTCAGTATCGTAGGCTTCTTTGAGCAACGATTCCGAGTTCATTGCGATGCTCAGTTCCCAATTCTCCGGTTTTTCAAACCCGGCCAGCGCCAGGGCCTGGACTATCGGGAACACTGCCGCCTTCAATGCGGCGCCTTGTTTCTTCACCTGATGGTCGGCCAGCCGTTCCTCGAAGTCCGCCTTGTCCGCAAACCTCCGCACCGCGTTCGCTTCCTTGGCGAACATCCTCGACAGCACCCCGGCGAGCGCCGCGCGTGCGGCCGCTTTTGCTTCCGTCGTCTTCGTTCCTCGGTCCCGCGAGTCGCTGTCAGCCGGTCCTGGCGTCGGCTCCGGTTCGTCCACGTCAGGCTTTGCTGGCGCCGTTGCGGGCGATGTTGCCGGCGGGGGCGGAGCGTGGCCGCGGCCGACGGCGATTCCGTACTGGACCAGCACCTTGTTTTCGTCATCCATGTCGTGCCAGCAGTCCATGAAGGTTTCTTCGAGAATCCACGCTTCGCCGGGGGCCGCGTCGGTGTCGGGCAGGCTGTCGGGCAGTCGGCCGCCGGCCTCCGCATTGTCGGCGCTCGGGTCCATGCAAGCCACCCGGCTGAACCCCAAGCCCTTGACCACGACGTAGTGGCCCGACTGGTTCTCCCGGTACTCGGCGAACTCCGGCGGCGTCCCGTAATCCTGGATCGGCACGATGACCGGCTGGCCGGCAGCCCAGAAATGCCGAAGATCGTCCAGCGTCCAGCCTTCGCCCGCGGTGACGGTCAGGCCCTTTTCGGTGAAATACTTGATGATCGAGGCCGTGTGTGTGCCGTCCTCGTTCATCGGCTCGACCTGCTTCGTGCCCAGGTCCGCGATGAACTCCTCCTCCGTCTTGCCATCGTCAACGCCCCAGAACAAGGCCACCGCGCGGCAAGACGCCGCCCCACAATCGTACCCGGTTATTTGCCGCACGGCCGGCACGTCCAGGAGCTTGTCGGGCATCTGCCCAGGCGGCGGCGTGGTCGCTGGTTTTCCGCCCTTCTCGATTTCCCCGCCCGTCGCTACCGTCTTCCCCGGCGCCGGCAGCCCGGCCATTTGCAGCGTGTCCAGCGGGGCCGTGTTCAGCTCGACCCGGTATTTATCGCCCAGCGGTCCGATGCTGTTTTTGTTCAGCATCCGCCGCACATCGTTGATGCTTAAAAATCCCTTCGTCAAGCCAACGCTATAAGCCGCGTAGCGCGAAGCCATGTCACCATGAACGAGGGCCTCGATGTCGTGCTGGGTGAATAGCCGCTGGCGCTCTTCGGGGCGATAGAGCTTCAGCTTGATTTGACCTTCCCATCGGCGAATCCACTGGATCAGCGAGAAGGCAATGAAATTAAGCGAGTCCTGTTCCAGGCTGTTATAGCTGGTTTTCTCGAGATCGCCGACCAACGACGGCGGGACGCCGTACCAGCGGCAAACCTCGCGGCAATTTTGCACCCGCGTCATCAGGAATTGCGAGTCTTCGGGAGAGTAGGCGAGCTTCTCGTATTTCCCCTCGGGCGGCAGGATAGCGACGTTGTGAGCATCCGGCGAGCCGTGAACCTGGACCCACTCGCTTCGAAATTGCTTGCGCGCCTCGGGGTCTTTCATTCCAGGCAAAAAAAGCACAGCCGGCGGCTGCGCGCCGGAGCCGAAGAACGTCGCCCCGTGCCGTTCGGTGGCCAGTCCCATGCCAATTGACTCGCGCGCGTGCGCGATGATGCTCTTGCCCCAAATCCCATCCTCGCTGTGCGAGCCGGGGATATGCAGCATTTCGTCGGCGCGCAGCACGACTTCGCTGCCGTCGTTGTTCCGCACGCGGTATCGGTAGGTGGGCAGCAGAGGATTGCCGTTCTGGTCGCGCTCTTCGCGCCGGACCGGCCGGACCCGCGCCGGGTGAATCGGCCAGAGCGCTTCCACGTCGCCCTTGCGATTGCGGGCGATCTCGGAAAACCCCGAGCCCCAATTGAGCTGGTGAAGCGTGCGGCCCTCGCGCCAGGCCATCGAATCCATATCGGGGTTGGGGATGTCCTTCAGAATTTCGTACAGAGGATGGTCTCGTGCTTCTTCCTTATTCCCACCTGGCAGGTGGTAGTAGGTGACGAGGGGGAGCCCGGCGACGGCGCTGCTGAGGATTTGCGAGCAGCGCCAGGCGGCGGCATAGGTCAGCGCCGTTTGTTCGCTTACTTCTACATTTGCCTGCGTGCGCACTGGGCCGCCGAGCCCTCCCCCCCAGAGGGAGGAGAACCCAGAGCCCACGAAGTCGGCGCGGCGTTTCGGTCCAAAGAGGAGGTCAAGCATCGACGCGGGCCTCCTGTAACGGCCAGCATTTTCCGAAAGTGATCGGCCAGTAGGTCCGCCGATGCGACTTGATTCGGCATCGGTCCATGAAGTCAGCGTCGGGGCTTCGCCCAGGCAGCTCGATTAGTCCATTTACTGCGTACAGGTAAACGAGCTGCATATCATCCTCGCAACCTGGTGAGGGCCAGGCAGCCGAACACGATGGAACCGGGAATAATCAGCCCGAGCGGCGGCCACGCCATCCAGAAGCCGGCGCCGATCGCGGCCAGGGCGGCGGTCGCAATGATGCTGGCGGCGTTGGCGGCAAGGCCGTGGGCGGCACGGAGAAGGAAGCGCTTCATGAAGGGAGTTTCGCGGAAGTGACTGGCCGGAATCAATTAAGGAGCGATCCAGGTGTATACCATGCTGCGTCGTCCGCCGGTCCCATTTCCTTCGCCAGCGCCATCACGGCACTGACAATCCCGTCCACCTTCTCACTACTCTTTTTCTTGCTCGGCTTCAAGTTCCCCGCCGCGTCACTTTCCGTGCTCAGGTTGCTCGCCATCCACCGCAGCACCGGGTTGTTCCCGTGCCGGAACTGCCCCGAGGCGATCAGCTCCATGAACCGCTTCGTCGGGGCCGCCATCGAATAGAACCCCTGCCCGAACGCCTCGACCGGCAGGCCGTCGCTCATCAGGTCCGAGCAAAGCTGAGCTCCCTGAAAGAGACGATCTACCTCCAGAGCCCGGATCGAAAACGTCTGGGCCAGCTCGTTGATGTCGGCCCGCACGCTGGCATAATCGGTCGCGTCCCCTTCCGTCGCCGTGACGAAGCCTTCTTTGATCCACTGTTCGTAGGGCACGCGGTCGCGGCGGGATCGCAGCCGGGCCGACTCGCGCGGCACCCAGAAATATGGCAGCAGCGTAAACGTCTCCCCGCCATCCTCCGCTTTCTCGCGGAACAGGAGCACCAGGGCAGTAAGGTCCGAGGTGCTGCCCAGGTCCAGCCCGGCCGTGCAAACAGACCGGCGCAGCCGCTCGATTGCCGCCTCGCGCCAAAACTTTGAGTCGGCCGGTTCGCCCGCCGCCGACAGGCCGCAAGCGTCCCACTTGTCCATCGGAATCGCCCGAACGTCGCTTTCGGTTTTCTCGTTCAGGTGCAGGCGGCGGAAGGTGTTCTCGTAGGCGGCGTTTTCCTGGGCCTTGACGCACTCGGCGCGAAGGTATTCCAGGCTCACGCTCACGCCGAGGTTCGGATTGACCCGCGCCCAGGTTTCCTCGCTGGTCCAATCTTCCTCGGGCCGTTTTTCGTAGACCACCGGCAGGAAACGCGGGTCGTCGATGATCCCATCCCGGACCTTGCAAGCGTAATCGTGGACCTCGTTGCAAATGCTCGGCCGCCCGAAGTCGGCGGTCGTGATGTAGACCAGCAACGGTTGCCGGCGGTTGACGGACGCCATCGAGGTCCGCAGCACGTCCACCAGGTCGCGGTTCGGCTGTACGTGTAGCTCGTCGATAATGGCGAGGTGCGTGTTCCCGCCATGCTTCGTGTTGGCTTCTGCCGAGATGACGCGAAGGAAGCTGGCATCGTCTTTGCGGACGATGGAGCGAGATTGCCCGCCAGCCGCAAGGCCCCCGTAAATATCGCAACGGGAAGAAAGCTCTTGCTCTTGATCCACCATGCCGCGCGCCTGGCGGAAGAGCATCCCGGCTTGCTCCCGATCGCCGGCCGCGATGTAGCACTGGGCGCCGGGCTCGTTATCGCAAAAAAGCGCGTACAGGGCAACGCCTGCCGCAAGTGGAGTGTTGTGCGTCGGAATCATGGCCCGGCCGCAGAGGTAAAGTTGGCGCGGGCTGTCCACCGTGATACACCGGACCGGCACCGATGGGACTGGCTCAACGGAAACGATCTGGCGGAACATGGAACGTGTCGGTTTCGACGGCGCCGGCCGAAGCCTGGCGTTCTTCCTCACAAGCCGAAATACCGGGCGGTCGGCAAAAGCAGTAAAGGTGATGCGGTATTTTTCGCCACAGTCTTTGCCGTAAATTGTGGCGCGCCCAACTTTCAGGTTCGGTTTGAATCCAAGACTCGTGGCAAGCTCAATGAAGCCGTCTCGGAGCGCCGGCTTTACGGTCGTGAATTCGCATTGCAAACCGTTCTCTGACGAATATCCGTCTGTGTCCATCAAGCCTTGCATGAGAGCCATGCGCTGTTCTTCCGATGAACGCAAGTATTCAAAAGGAATGTGCTTGTTGTTCAACAAGCCCATTGCCCGCAAGTGCGCGTTGAGGCAAACGTTTGTTTTCGGTGGGACGCTGGCGCCTCCTCGTCGGGCTCGGTCCGTCTCGCGCTCGCAGACGCGACAATGGTTCTTTCGCCAATGAATGGCGCGCTCATGGCCGCGACTGCACATCAATGAGGACTTCCCGCCGATGCGATACCTGACAGCTTCAAACAGGCTGCTGCAACGGTTACGTTTTGCACTCACACCGCACGCGGCCAAATGGTCGAGGATTTCCGTGTCGTTCCTGCCAACCGTTATACGCGCACAATCGCTGTCGCCGTCGCCCAGCCAAACGCCCAAAACGTAGGGGTCAACTGGCAATTCTCGACGTGGAATTTGCAGAGGTCCGCACGTCTTTATCCGGTGATTTCTTTCTGCCCCGTTCCGTTTTGTATTGCTTTCGCATTCGACGTTCAGGGTGTCACGAATTTCCTTCGTGGTGAAAATCCGCTCTTGGGCCAGCGGCCTATAATCACCGCGAGACATCCCCTTCCAACCGCAGCTCGGGCCACGGTGGTTTCTTCGCGGAATTGTTTCCCAGAGGTGCTCGGCATCGCAGGTGATTGCTTCGCCGTCCGAGAATTCGACCCGGTAGCACTGCCGGCCTTGCAGCACATCAAGCGCCTCGATGACGCGAGTCGGGCGTCCATCATCGGCGAAAACGATGTCGTTGACGGCAAGTTGGCCCATCGTGGTCCAGCCTGTCGGCGTTGGGATCGGAGTGTCCAGCGCAAGGGCCTTCCCGTTCTTTCGCGGAACGTAGACCAAGCACTCTCGATACCGCCGCACCTCGCGGCCCTGCACGTCCAGCCGCTTCCAACCGAACAGGTTGGCGATGATCGACCGCTGCCACGGCTGGAGGACGAAGGGCATCCCGGCCAGGTCGCCCTCGACGTGACGAAGACATTCGGGGAAGAAGTCGATGGCCAGTTGGGCGGCGACGGGATCGAACCACGCATCGCCGGCGGTGACGATGGGATCGTACTGCGGGATGAGGCGGAGAAGGGCTGACCACTCGGGGGAAATGTCAGGCATGTGAAAGCTCTGGGGCGAGCCCCATGCCGGCAAGGCGTTCTAGGGCGACCGCGACGTACTTCGGCTCGATTTCCGGGTGCCGACGCCAGTTGGCGGGGTTCTCGGCCAGCTCGGCGGGGCTTCGCCATTCCAGCCGCAGGGGCGGCGGTGCCGTCTCAGTTTCGACTTGCGGCGGCACCGGCGAAGAACCGGGCTTTGCCTTGCGGGTCATCCTTCTTGTCCTCTTGGGTTGCCCGCAGCCGCGTCCGGGCCGCCGGGGTGAAACCGAATTGCCCGGCCAATTGCACCACGCGGTCGGCCGCGTCATTGCGGACCTTGAGCAGCGGGTTCCGCTTCAGGGCGCCCGTCTCCGGGTCTTTTAGCAACAGGCCGGATCGACCTATCGTTTCGCTCGCCTGCTGGAATTCCGACCACGCTTCGCAGAATACCGCCAGCGCCGCCCGGTCGGCTTTCGCTAGCACGCCCATGCGAACGAGGGCCGCGACTTGGCGCCGCCACTCGGCCTTGGCTTCCTTACTTAGCCACGACGGGCAGCTGGGCGTTTCCACCGGCAGTTTCGGCTCGCCGGATTTCTCGCGCGCCTTCGCGCGCCAGCTTCCGCGAGCGTTAAGGATCGGGGTCGGAGTGGGTGGTGGGCCTGGCATGAATCACCTGAAAAATGTCTCTAACCGGGGAAAAATTTCATTCTGCTACCGTGGCGGTCTGGGGCGCTGCCTAAGCCAAAAAATCGGGGTGGCACCCTATCTGGCTATCCAGCCTTACCTTATGTCACCCGAATAACCTGCCCTGAGTCAAGCCGACGTTAGACCTCTTCGAGTTACAAAGGAAGTG